GCACGGCGCGCTCCGTGAGTGGAGGCGCCTGAACAAGGTCGACGGCTACCTGGTGCTCTACCTGCCGCACCGCGACCTCTACCCGAACATCGGCGAGCCGGGTGCCAACCCGGACCACAAGCACGATTTTCTCCCCGAGCACATCATCGATTTCTGCCGCCTGGCCTTCATGGACTGGGCGCTGGTCGCCAATCAGGTGCGCGGCGAAGGCAACGAATACAGCTTCCTGCTCGTCTTCCAGAAGAAGGCGCGCGGCGCCGGGCAGTCGGAACCCTACCGGGCCGACACGCCAGCGCGGAAGGCTGGTGTCGTCCGCATCGGCGGCAATGGAGATGCCCTGTGGGCCGCCAGCGTCGCCGCCCATCTGCACGAACAGGGCTATGCCGTCACCGCCTATGTCGCCAAGAACGGTGAGGAAGTGCTGCGCCATGACCCGCACTTCGCTAACATCGTCGTCCTGCCACAAGGCATCCTCAACGATGAGGAACTGGTCGAATACTGGGCGCACGAGGCCGTCAAGTTCGACAAGTGGGTCAATCTGATCGGCAGCGTCGAAACCCGCCTGCTGCCGCATCAGTCGCACGTCGATTTCTACCTACCGCACGGCGTCCGCCACAAGCTGATGAACCGCAATTATCTGGACCTCGTGCATACCTATGCCGAGCTTCCGGAAGGCACTACGAGCCGGCAGAAATTCTACCCGACCGAAGCAGAGGTCAAATGGGCGAAGGAAACCCGCGCCCGCCTCAATGGCAAGCTGGTCATGCTGTCGCCGACCGGGTCCGGCCCGTTCAAGGCGTGGCCGCACGCGCAGCACTTCATGGAACTCATGGCCGACGCCGGCGTTTATACGCTGATGATTGGCGACCTGAAATATCTGCCTGACCTCGATCTGGTCGAGCGCCACGGCATCGAATACGGCCACGTCGTTGGCCAGGAATTCCCGTTGCGCCTGGCAATGACGCTGTGCCTGGAGGCCGACGCCTTCGTCGGCACCGAATCGGTTTTTGCCAATGCCGTCGCCTATGAGCCGATCCCGAAAGTGGTGATGTTGTCGCATTCGAGCAATGAGAACCTGACGCGCGACTGGACACACTGCGCCGCGCTCGAGGCTGCCGTCGCCTGCCACCCGTGCCACCGCATCCACAACGCCGGCGCCGCGCTCTGCGCCAAGGACACGACCACCGGCGCCTCGGCCTGCATGGCCAGCTATTCCGCCGAGCAGGTCGCCGAACTGGTGTTGCAAGCACTTGGCATCGAACAGAAGGCGGCGGCATGATCACCGAAAACCTTGCGGACTTCGTTGTCGACTTTGGTATCGACGTTACGCGCAACGGCTCGGCCACGGTGTCCGGCCTCTTCGACAAAGCCTACGCCGAAGCCTTCGGCCTGATCGCCGGCAACGACCCCGTATTCCGCTGCCTGTCGAGCGCCGGCATGGCCCGCGGCGACACCCTGGTCATCTCGGGCACGACCTACACCGTCACCGAGGTCCAGCCGGACGGCACCGGCATCGATCTGTGCAAGCTGGAGGCCGCATAAATGGCCCACGCCCGCCAGACCATCCGCGAAGCCGCCGCCACGTTGCTCACCGGACTAACCTCAACCGGATCGCGCGTCTTCCAGTCGCGCATCGTGCCGCAGACGACGCTGCCGTGCCTGTTGGTCATGACCGATGCCGAGGAAATCGCGCCGGGCGCTTTCGAAAAGCAGCTTGACCGGCGATTGACCTTGACCGTGGTCGGCGTCGCCAAGGCAGGGTCAACGCTCGACGACAACCTCGACACCATCGCCGCCGAAGTCGAGACGGCTCTGGGCAGCGACTACCGTTATGAGTTGACCGGCATCGATGTCGATTTCGACGAGACGCTGGAAAAGCCCGCGGGCCGCATCACGCTGACTTACGCCTACCGCTATTTCACCAACGCCGGTGCGCCCGGCACCGTGCTTTAAGGAGAATCAAATGACCGTTCGCACTAATTCAGGTCTGCAGATGTTCATGGAATCGGCGATCGCCGCACCCAAGACCATCACCGCTATCACCAAGGCCGCGCCCGGCGTGGTTTCCTCGACCGCCCACGGCTACAGCAACGGCGACGTCGTGCTGCTTGAAGTCCAAGGCATGCTCGAAGTCAACGGCAGGCTGTTCAAGGTGGTCAGCGTCGCCACCGACAGCTTCCAGATTGCCGGCCCCGACGGCAGCACAGGCCTCGATACCACCAACTTCAACACCTTCACCAGCGGCACCGCCAAGAAGGTCACGCTCGGCACCACGATCACCGGATGTATGGACTTCAATGCCGCCGGCGGCGACATCAAGACCGTCGATACGACCACGGTGCACGATACGCAAGACACGGAAATCGTTGTCGGCGCCACCGCGCAAAGCTACGAAATGACTGTGCAGTGGGACCCGTCCGCCGCCGCGCAGCAGGCCATGAAGGCGGCCTTCATCGCGCGTGCCAACAAGGGCTTCAAGATCAAGTGGCCGGACGGCGCTTACGTGCTCTTCTACGGAACCGTCGGCTACACCGGCGCCCCTGGCGGCGGCAAGCAGGGTGTCACCACCAGCCCGGCGAAGATATCGATGCTCAACTCGCTGACCGAGTACGTCGCCTGATGAAGGAAATCAGCCTCGAGCGGTTCAACGCCGCCCGCCGCAGTTGGGTGGAAGCGGGCAAATTTCGCTTTCAGATTCAGCGCCCGACGCTGGTCGACGTCATCAAGGAAAGCCAGTCTGGCGCCAGCCTGTCCATAGAGTTCGCCGCGCGCTTCGTCGTCGGCTGGCAGAACGTCGACGAGTCTGACCTGATCCCCGGCGGCGATCCCGAGCCGGCAGCCTTCGCGCCGGCGCTGTTCGCCGCCTGGGTAGCCGAGCGGCCGGACCTGTGGAAGGCGATCAGCGAAGGCATACAGGCCGCCTGGAAGCAGCATGAGGAACAGACGGAAGCGCGGGGAAACGCTTAAGGGATTGGCTGGAATCCACCCGCCGGCCAATCCTCAAACCTGGGCCGCCGCCGCCGGAATCGGCGCTGGCGATCAAGGCATGGAACATGATGGGGGGCGCTATCGACATGATGCTGTTGGAGTGGATCGCCAGCTACCTCGGCATCGACGACCTCGACGCGGTGGTGCTTGACCTGATCGAGATCAGGAACTGGAGCAGCAGCAAGCGATGACCGAAAAAACCCAGATCATCATCACCGCCAAGGACGAGACGCGCGCGGCGTTTCAGTCGGTGCAGTCCGGCCTGGCCGGGCTGGAAAAATCCGCAATCGGTCTCGGTCCAATCTTCGCCGGGCTTGGCGCTGCGCTCACGGTCGGCTCCTTCACGCAGACCATCACCAACACCATCAAGTTTGCCGCCGCCCTCGACGACATGGCGGAAAAAACCGGCGCGTCAGTCGAAAACCTGTCGGCACTGGCTGGAGTTGCAAAGGTCGGCGGTCACGATATTGGGATGGTCGAATCATCCCTGGTCAAGCTGGCCAAGGCAATTCAGGGAACCGGAGAGGAAAGCAAGCCGGCCGCCGCCGCGCTTGAAGCGATCGGGCTATCCGCTGAAAAACTGCGCAGCCTCGACACCGCCGAGGCCATGCTGCAAGTGGCAAAAGCGTTTGACAAATTCCGTGACGGAAGCGGTAAAACTGCCGCAATTCTGGCGCTTCTTGGGAAAAGTGGCGCGGAGCTTCTGCCGTTCCTAAAAGACCTGGCAGAACAGTCTGAACTTGTAGGAAGAGTTCAAACAGAACAATCAGCGCAGGCCGAGCAGTACGAAAAGAACCTAAACAAGCTGGCCGCGAGCTTCGGCGCCGCAGGCAAGGCCGCCGCCTATGAGCTGCTTCCGTTCCTTGAAAAACTGACATCAGAAATGGTCGCCGCCCGCGACAATTCGGCTAGCTTCGCGTCAGTGTTCGGCGAAGGCGTGCGCACGGCGCTGGAGACGGTCGCCGTCCTCGGCGTCAACGTCGTCTATGTCTTCAAGCAGATCGGCAACGAGATCGGCGGTATCGCCGCGCAGGCCGTGGCGTTAGCAAAGCTCGATTTCAAAGGCGCAGGATTTATCGGCGACGCGATGAAGGAAGACGCTGCGCGCGCCCGCGCCGAAGTCGACAAACTCAGCGCCGATCTTCTCGATCGCAGCAAGAAGGCAAGCGAAAAGGCCGAGATAAAGCCTGATTTGAAGTTCGGCCCGCCGGCGGCACCAACGCCGAAATCCAGATCAGGAGGGGGAGGCCGTTCACGCATCGACGAAGCGGAGCGCCTGATTGCCTCACTCAACGAGCAGATCGCGCTCAAGGCAATCGACGCGGAGTCGACCGACAAGATGACAGCCGCCGAGCAGCAGCGGGCGCGTGTGCTCTATCAGATCGATGCCGGAACGCTCAAGGTAACAGCCAGCCAGCGCGAGAAGATCGCCGCGCTGCTCGACGAGGCTGTTGCGCTGGACAAGACGCTGCAGTCTCAGAAGGAATTCGCCGACGGCGTCAAGCGCATCGACGAAGCCAACGCCAAGGCCCGCCAGTCGCTGGTCGAACAAGCCAATGCCGCGCGCGAATCGGCGGCAACCTACGGCCTGAGCGCGACGGCGATCAATTCCACCGTCGAGGCGCGCCTCGAGGAAGCGATCGCGCTGGCAAACGCCAACGGCGCCTATCCGGAACAGATCGCCTATCTCGAGGAAGAACTGGCGCTGCGTCAGAAGCTGACCGGCGCGCTCGAAGAAAACGACCTGGCTCGCCTGCTGGCCAACACGAAAACGGCGAAGGATGCCAAATCCGCCGCCGAATTGGCCACCCTCGACCGCGCGCTGGCGGCAGGAAAGATCACCAAGACGCAATATGAAGAAGCCACCGCCGGCATGAAGCAGGATCTCGACGAAATGGGCGAATTCGCCAAGCAGGCCGCGCGCAACATGCAGGACGCCTTTGCCGACTTCTTCATGAACTTCAACAAGGGCACCGACGACATCCTGGCCAATTTCCTGAATGCCATCCAGAAGATGATCGCGCAGGCGGCTGCCGCGCAGTTGCTCAAGCTGCTGTTCGGCGACATGGACAAGACCGGCAACGTCGGCGGTATCATCGGCGAGGGAATCAAGGGCATTGCTGGCTCGTTCGACTGGAAAAGCCTGTTTTCCTTCGCCAACGGCGGCATCATGACAAGCGCCGGCCCGCTGCCGCTGCACTCCTACGCATCCGGCGGCATCGCCAGCCGGCCGCAGCTTGCGCTCTTCGGCGAGGGCCGCACGCCGGAAGCCTATGTCCCGCTCCCAGACGGGCGCCGCATTCCCGTGGCCATGCAGGGCGGCGGCGAGCAGCGTGCCATCGTCATCAACATCAACTCGGGCAGCGGCGACCCCGCCGAGATTCGCCGCGCCGCGGCTTCCGGCGCCCGCGCCGCGCTCGGCGTCATGAATGGAGCGCGCCGCTATGGCTGATTTCCTCGAAGAGCGTCTATCCGACCTCATCCGCTACGGCTCATCATGGCAGGACGATTTCGCCGTCGACATCGTTCGTTCATCCGCCGGCGACGAATACCGGAGCCTGATCCACCCGTACCCTGTCCGGTCATTCGATATTTCCTACATGCTCGATTCCGCGCGCCTGTGGACCGAGCTGGTCAACGTCTATCACCGCGCCCACGGGCAGTTCGCCGGATTCCGCGCGCGCTGCTTCGACGAGTACAGCACCAACGGCTACAAGGGCGCGCCGACTGCCTTTGACCAGCCGACGCTTGTCTTGACAGCGACTACCCGCCAGTTGATCAAGCGCTACGGCACCGACAAGACCGCCGGCGCATCCGGATACTCCTACCGCAAGCTGAAAAAGCCCGTATCCGGAACTGTCGTCGTCGCCAAGAACGGCACGCCGCTGGCCGGCGGCGCCTTCTCGGTCGACACCACCACCGGCATCGTTACCGTTTCCGGCGCGCTGATCACCGACACCATCACCGCCGGCTGCGAATTCGATTTCCCGGTACGCTTCGCCACAGCGCTCCCGGTCGGCCAGGACTACCCTGGCTGGCGCCCGGTCGAAGGCGTCAAGCTGGTGGAGATTCTCAACCCGTGAAGCCCGCTGTCGCGCCCTACGAGTCGTCCGCTACCTGCGTGCGCATCGAATGCGTCAACGGCACCGTCGTGCGTATCACCGATTACCCGTTCGACCTCACGATGTCCAATGCGACGGTCTACGAGACAGACTACGGCTACAGCCCGACCGCGCTGTCAGGGTCGACAACGTTCGCATCGTCGGCCATCGACATCGAGGGGATTGCCGCCGTCGGCGGGCTGACGCGCGACCAGGTCGCATCCGGCGTGTTCGACAATGCGCGCGTCTTCATCTTCCGCACGAACTACTTCTCGCCGGTCGAGGATTACGAGCCGGTCGCTTCCGGGTTTTTCGGCAAAACCGACATGGAGGACGAGCATTACCGCATCGAGGGCATGTCACTGATCGATGCCCTGAGCCAGTCTGTCGGGAAGGCATACACGGCGGCCTGTTCACGCACGTTCGGCGATGCCGGCTGCAGCATCAGCCTGGCGGCAATCGACGCGGTCGGCGCAATCACCTCGGTGACATCCGCGCGCGTGTTCACCGATTCTTCGCGCCTCGAGGTTGACGACTGGTTCGGAGCCGGGACGATCGAATTCACCAGCGGGCAGAATGTCGGGCTGCGCCCACTCGAGATCAAGTCATTCGCGGCGGGCGGGGTCATCACGACATTCGAGCCGGCGTACTACCTGCCGCAGATCGGCGACACCTTCGTCATCACCCCCGGCTGCCGGCGCCGGTTGCAGGACTGCCGCGACAAGTATTCCAACATCGTGAATTTCTTCGGCTTCCCCAATATCCCGACGCCGTCGGCTTATACCGAGATCGGGAACCGCACATCATGACGCCGCAGGAACGCTTTGTCGCCGCCGCCCGTGCCGCAATCGGTACGCCATTCAGGCACCAGGGCCGCAGCCTTGAGCGCGGACTTGACTGTGCCGGGCTGCTGATCCACGCCGCGCGCGAAGCCGGGTATTCGCCGGTCGATATCGAGGCGTATGCCCGGCGTCCGTCCGGCGGCCTGCTGGAATCCGCAATCGGCCTACAGCCGTACCTGATCCCGGTCAATGACCGGCAACCTGGCGACATCCTGTTGATGCGCTTCGCTGGCGATCCGCAGCACCTTGCCGTCTTTGCCGGCGAAACGATCATTCACGCCTGGGCGATGGTGCGGAAAGTCTGCGAGCACCGATTCACGCCTGAATGGCGCGCCCGCACTGTCGCCACCTTCCGCCTGGAGACTACGCAATGAGCAGCTTTGGCCAAGCGGCGGGGATGGTCATCGGTGGCGTCATCGGCTTTTTCGCCGGTGGAAACGTCGCGCTGGGCGCGTCCATCGGCGGCGCGATCGGTGGCTACATCGATCCGCCGAAAGGCCCGAAGATCGAAGGGCCGCGCCTCTCCGACCTGTCGGTACAGACCGGAACCTACGGCGCCCCGATTCCGCGCGTCTACGGCACGGTTGGCATTTCCGGGAACGTGATATGGGTCGAGGGCGGGAAGATAAAGGAAACCTCGAAAACCGAGTCGCAGGGCGGCAAGGGCGGAGGCGGCGGCGCCGAAACGACGACCTACAGCTATTCCGTAACCTGCGCCATCGGCATCTGCCAGGGTCCGATTGCCGGGATTCGCCGCATCTGGTGCGCCAATCAACTTGTATTCGACGCCGGCGTCACAACCGCCGAAGAAATGGCGGCCAATGCCGTTGACTTCATGTGGTCTGGGATACAGACCGCCAAATCTGGAGACATCGGAATGGCAGCGACTATTGGCCTGCCATACACGCTTTACCTCGGCACCGACGACCAGCTACCTGACCCGACCATACAAGCAGACCTCGGAGTTGCCAACACGCCGGCGTGGCGCGGCCTGGCCTATGTGGTTCTCCACGATTTCCCGCTTGAAAAATACGGCAATTCGATGGCCGGCGCGCAGTTCAAGTTCGAGGTAATGTCTGCGGCGACGACGAGCAACAATAGCGCGCTTTCGGCGACCCTGCGATACCCGGAGCCTGTGCAAAGCACCTGGACCGCGTCCACCATCGTGCCGCGCGGCGAACAGTTCGACATCACGTCACTGATTTATGACGACACCTATACCGATCTGATCGAGGTGCATAGCCAGAGCGTCTATTTCGGGGCGCCGCTGTCAATATCCAACGGTTCTGTGGCACTTCCGCCCTGGGAACCCGGAACCTGGGACGGCAATAATCCGGCCGTCACGATGCAGAGCGACGAAGATCTGGTGTTTTTCTTCCGTGGCGAGGTCATCCACAGCACGACCCGCGTGCTCGCTTATAACCGAGCAGGGGAACTGGTACTCGATACCGGATTATTCAGCGAGTCGTATCTACCCTACGGAACGTATCGCATCGTCGTCAACAACGGCGACATCTATCTGCTCGACGACGGGAAAATCTACCACCTTGCCCGGACGATCACGCCTGAACCGATCCAATTGACGGCATCGGCGGATTCGTACGCCATGCAGTATTACGGCGCATCTCCAAGCTATCTGTTTGTTGTGATTCAGGACGGCAGCAACACAACCACGACAATCAAGAAGGTTTCGCGCGGGAGCCTGGCTACCGTCGAGACCATAGCTGTTGCGGTCGACTCGCGCTGGACAGCAATCAGCGTTGCCAGCGACAGCGTTTTCTATCTGCTGCAAGGATATGGCGGATACATCTACAAGGTGACCGACGGCGTCGCCGTCAATACCGGCATGCGCTATCTCGGTCCGGAGCAGCAAGGGGTCACGAATTTCCTGCGGTTCTTCGTCCTCGCCGACAGCATGGCGATCGTCTTTCCGGCATCTGGGGGAGACGATTCAAAGGAGGTGTGGACTTCTTTCCGTTCGGTTGCCCCGTCTCTGGTCAATCTGGCAGACATCATAGAATCGGAATGCCTGGCGTCCGGCGTGCTCGAAGCATCCGACATCGATGTATCGGAGATCGATCAGGACGTGCGCGGATACCGTGTCGCTGCCGCCGGGTCGATCCGGTCAGCGCTGGAGCCGCTTCAAGGTGCATGGCCGTTCGATGCGTTTCAGGATGGCTACAAGATCAAGTTCGTGCCGCGCGGACAGACCAGCGTCGCCACGATCCCGATTGAAGACCTCGGCGCTGTCGCCGGCAACGAGAAGCAGGCATTCCGCGTCAAGCACTCGCGCGAGATGGACCTCCAGTTGCCGCGCGCGGTCAAGGTGTCCTACATCGATTCCGCGCGCGAATACGCCGAGGGCGCCGGCCCTGGCGCGCAGCGCAGCAGCACCGATGCGGTGAACACCGCAGCCATCCAGTTGCCGATCGTGCTGACGGCGGACGAGGCCGCCCAGGTCGAGGAACGACTGCTCTACCTCTACTGGCTCGAACGTCACGATATCCAGTTCGTCCTTCCGCCGACGTATCGGTCGCTGCAGCCATCCGATGTAGTCACAGTCACCGGCATCAATGCGATCTACGACGTTCGGTTGACGGAGATCAACTACCTGCCGGACGGGCGGCTTGAATGCGCCGGCAAGTTCAACAACCCGGCCATTTACGTATCGACAGCAGTCGGCCAGGAGGGCTTGTCAGTCGGGCAATCGCTGACCTACACCGGGGTCACGCAGTTCATCGAACTGGACATTCCGCGCGTTGCTGAATACCAGGACGCTACCGGATTTCCGTTCGCCATGTACGGGTATTCTACCGGATGGGATGGCGGCATTCTCGCCATGTCGAACGACTCCGGGATTACCTATAAGGCACTGGCGGCAGCCAGCAACCCGGCGCGAGTGTTCACTGTCGGGTCCGCGCTGGCGGTCGCGTCTCCCTATTCGGTCGACCGCGACAGCGTTCTCGTAGTCACGGCGCTGGCTCCGACGGCCGACCTGTTCGCTGTGACAGAGTCGCAATTGTTCGCACACCACAACCTGGCCGCGCTCGGCGCCGATGATCGATGGGAGATCATTGCGTTTGCCGGTGTCACCGACAACGGCGGCGGTCAATTCACCATCAAGACATTCCTGCGCGGACTATTCGGCACCGAAAGCGCCATCGCCACCCATGCCGCAACCGACCTGCTGGTCATGCTCGACGCGGATCGTCTTGCGGTGTGCCCGTTGACCGTGCAAGACCTGAACATGCAGCGCCTGTATCGGGCCGTGACCGACGGAAAGACCATCGACAGCGCTTTTGATGTTTCGTGCATCTACACGGCGGAAAACCTAAAGCCGCTGTCGCCAGTCGATGCGCGGGCTTACAAGCCGGCGGGAACGTCAGATTACAACATTTCATGGACGCGCCGCACCCGCACGCCGGTAGAAGTTTTTGCAGGCGTCACCGTGCCGCTCGGAGAAACCACGGAAGCCTATGAGGTCGATATCTGGAACGCCGCGTGGACGTCGATAGTGCGGCCAGTTACCGGCCTTACGTCGGCCAACATGACCTACACGCTGGCGCAGATGATCGCCGATTTCGGCGAGGAACAGACCGCCGTCAACATGGACATCTATCAGATGTCCACAGCGGTTGGCCGTGGGAAGAAGTTCCGCACAATAATCAGGCGGCCGAGCACTGAGAGCGCGTTCGCGCCATACATCGTCACCGGGCTGCACTTCAACGGAACGAACGGCTCAACGGTTTTCAATGATGTGGTTCCGGGGAACGCATGGACGACATACGGAAACGCCCAGATCGCGACAGATGCCGGGGCATTCGGCGGATTTTCAGGATCGTTCGACGGGGCCGGCGACTACATATCCCTGGCCAACGGGGCTGCCCTGGTTACTCCGGGAATTGACGAAGATTGGACAGTTTCCGGGTTTGTGACTCCGGCCAGCGTCACGACAATTCGTGGTTTCGTCAGCACGCGACACAGCGGGACGCAAACCGGCGGATGGAATGTCTATGTCGATACGGCTGGGCAACTTGTTTTCAGCTTTCTTGACTCAATCGGAAATTCCTACACCGTTGGCGGAGGCTCTTTGTCACTCAATACCCGTGTTTACGTCGCCGTCAGCAAGAAAGGGCGCGTGTATAGGGCGTTCGTTGGTGGCTCGCTTGTTCAGGAAGCAACGCACAACGCGGCGATCTACACAGACCCCGGTATCGATCTGCGCTACGGGCGCTATTCAACCTACCACTCTTCATACGATTTCACCGGCAAGCTTGATGACTGGCGCATTCACAAGGGCGCTTGCCTCTATGAAACAGACTTT